GTAGTGTTTCTTTAGTCTCACCATACTCACTATTTAAAAAGTCAGTTATGGTTTCCCAATGATCATCAAAGGTTTCTTCAAAGTACCATTTTACTTGCTCTTTAGTTACCCTCTTCATACTACTCTCTCCTTTAGTTGTTCATTTGATACAGTAAATTCCACCATGTATAGTAAGTACTGAATGGATTAATAAACCCTATAGTAATTACTAACATGCTTAGAAATAAAAGTCCATCTCTAAATATATCTTTAGTCATAGTTACTCCTTCTAGTTGTTAATTACAAATCCTGATACGTCCTTCTTAGCTTGTCCTTTAGCATACAATGCCACTACACTATTAGGTACATCAAGAAATCTTAAGTCGTCTTTGTCTCCATCTACTACATTATAACCCTTGTATGTACTAGGTATGTTGTGCTTATCTTTAAATACTACTGCTATATTTGTATCACTATTCTTCTTAACTTGTAAAGCTTGGCTTGCATACCTATCACTAGCCTCACTATAGCTAACAGTTAAGTGATAGTTACTAGCTAGTCCACGTCTATTAAGTATCTTAGTATAGTCATAGAATTGTATATCACTATAGCTTGCCATGTCTATATAATTCTCCCACCTAATATCACTAGTACCATTTAATCTTACTACTGCCTTTATACCTTTACGTCTACAATAATTATCAAACTTAACTAAGTCTTTATTAAGTATGCGTAAAAACTCTTGCCTATTATCCCTCCATAATATGGTCTTGCGTTTACGTGCTTGTTGTACATTGTTAAATGCTCCACGTCCTGCAGAATATAGACACCCTGCCTTACACCCTGCTAATACTGCCATAGGACATACATTAATACCCTCTACAATATCTGCAGGTGCTAAGTATAAGATAGCCGTAAGATACTCACTGCCATCTCCTTTAATAGTCTTGGCATTAGTGCCAACACCTAATAATTCTAGCTTAATCATATGTTACCCCTTTACCTCTAAAGCTTTAGCCATACCATCTAAGAAACATAACATCTCCTTAGGTGATACTCTATGCTTGATTACATGGCTACCCTCTTTGTTAGTCAACTGCCACCCACCGTAAATAGGTGCGTTGTTTAAGTCTAGTTCTACATTGAGAGAGCTATTAACTCTATCTAGCATCATATATAGTTCTTTCTTGCTTGTCATGGTCTTCCTCCTAGTTGTTACTAGGTACAACGTTAAAGTAAACGTTGCCCCATGTCAAGCTATTTAGCTACAATGTCAGCTACACCTCCAAACTTACGTTTTGATAAGCTAGGAATAGATATGTAATAGCTTTTCTTGCCCATATGAACACCCATAAACGTACTGCCATTAGTAAACTCCCATCTAGTTTTATACACCCTAGTTCTAGTGGCTAATACGGCTAAAGTTGTGTTATATAGTCTTACAGTTATTGTCTTAAACATAGTATTTCTCCTTGTTGTAGGTACTTCATTGCACCTAGTAACAACTAGGGATTTGTATTGTCATCTACTCCACCCTAGTCTAGACACACTCCACCCTACAGAATACACAGGTTTCTTATGTTTCAGCTATTGCGTTACTACAAGGCAGGAATCTTAGGTGCTGATTTTACAGACTTGGCTACCCACTAGGTTCTCATGTTACTAGAGTATCGTTTATTGCTCTACACCTTTTGAGTGATACCTTGAGCTATTACTGGTGATACTAAACCTAGTTTACTAAATGTTAAATCATATACTACCTTTTGTTAATCTTTATTCTTAAACTCTACTTTATTAATCTTGTCTTGTCTAGTTTTATTTTAACTTTCTTAAACTTTCTTTAAAACCGTTGTTATTTTAACTGTTGTTTTAAAGTCTTCTAATCTTGGGTACTTGTTTTGTTGCGATTAAAAGACTGAGTTACTTATGCTTTTAAAAGAACGGCTGTTATCTGTAGCCCTTGATTGTCTGTAGTAGATCAGAAAAAAAGCATTTGTACAAGAAAAAAGATAAAAAAAGTTAATTATTTTTTAAGTCATTGATTTTATTGGTTTTATTTTACCAGCTGGTGTTTTTTAAGTAAAAGGTTTTTTTTGTATAGTATAGTAACAACAAAAATAGATAGAGAGAGACACAAAGATGTTGCAGAAATGTCACACATGTTGCACATTTGTCACAATGCGTTACAGAATGCCTAAAAATGATGCAGAATGTTGAACATATTTAAAGGAACGTGAGCCTTTTTTGCGTGCGTGTGGGGAACTTGGGGCAGTCCTCTAAGTTAAATACTGTTTCAGATTTTTCTAACAAAATAGACACACATTCTTTAACTTCTAGCAGCAGCAGGAAGTACTAAACTATGTCAAACTGATTTTCAACCAATGTATAACACCCTTTAACATAGCTATAGTTATACTAATGTCAAAGGGGGTCTATCTTGGTTGTAACTTTAGAACTGTATCCAGCCCTGTTGAACAGTCTTTTCCTTGCTCACATTGAGGTTAGACATGAATTTATCTAGTTCTAACTCCAGTAGCTCTTCTTTTCTGCTTCTGATTTCTGTATCTGCATCAGCAGCCATCTGGTCAACCCAGTACTGGACTGCCATAGCAAGTACGTCAAGCCTATCGTCATGGGCTAATGCTCCTCTTACCTTAGTTATACGTGTCATTTGATACGTTAACATGTACTTCATACCTACATCAGGTGGCATAGACTGTACACTATCATAGTCTTTTTGTATTACTTTAGGGTCTATTACAAGCCTATGCTGGTTCATAACAGGTTCTAAGGTATCAATGATCCTACTTTCCTTCTGTTTACTATGTCTAACCTCTTCTAATGTACAAGGATGTGTCTTGAGTAGGTATGGTTTAAGTAGTTCTGTGAACATACCATCACCAAAGTTACTCTCAACAAGTACCATGTTAACCTTGTTTATCTTTGCTAAGTCTGTTAAATGCTGCAGTGTACTCTCAGAGTAACCTCCTGCTACTCCTCCTGCATCTACAACGTACAAGTATCCGTTTAACATCTTAACAACTGCATAAGCTGTTTCATCACTACCTCTACCAGAGGGGTCAATAGCTAATACAGAGCCTTGATAGTCTAACCTACCAATAGTATCTTCTGGAGCATAGAACTTATCTCCTGCAAGTCCTACGTTAGGGATGTCTAACATAGGTTTCATAATACCATATACTATCTTTTCAGGAGCAGTGTCCTTGTCACAGCTATATACGATTAAGTCAGACAACTTGAGTGGGTATTTGTTACCATCACTTAAAGATGTGTCCAACATGAACTGTAATGCAAAACCTGAACGACCATATGACAGCTCTCTTTCTAGTAAATCTTCATCATCAAACCTCTTAGGGTCTGTAGGAAGCCCATACACAGCCTTTTCTTCCTTTTGCATACGATCATACAAGATTGGTGCTAACCTACCCCCATAAGCCTTCTCTGCTCGTTCTAGAGTAGGGTAACGACTAGTCCATATCCTCATATCATAACCACGACTAAGTAGTATGTTGTATAAAGACATCTCATTCTGGGGTGTACCTAAGTAAATAATCTTACCATCAGGCTTTAACACAGCATCAAATTCTTTAACAGTCTCATACAGCTTCTCTCTCATCATGTGAGTCATAGAATTGTTAGGGACTTCTACGTCATCTGCAATGATTATGTCTGCTCTAGAACCTGTTAGCTGTCCTGTGACCCCTACGGACTTCACTGAGGGACTTCCAGAGGCTTTGGCTGGTGCAACATCAAAAGCTATCTTAGACCACCTCTGTCCGTCTCTAGCAACGAGGTGTTGGCATATGGGTAGCTCAACTATGATACGTTGTGTGAATGTTGAGAAGTCATCTGCACGTGCTTTAGAAGCTGATACAACCATAAACTTTAGTTCAGGGTTAAGTAGTAACTGATGTACTACGTATGCAGCAGTGATGTAAGACTTACCTACACCACGAAAAGCTTCTATTATGCTACGTTTTGGACTGCTCTGTAGATAGTGAGCTATGTCATACTGTATTGGAGTGGGTTCAGGTAAGCCTAAGTGACTCCATACTAAGTATGTAAAGTTTCTAAAATCATGTAATTGTTCTGGAATGTTAGTCATCATACACCACGTTTAAAGGATGGTCATGTGCATCTTCTGCTTTAGCCCATACAGCATTGATAGGAGCTACGTTAAACTGAAATGTAACATCTAATATTTTATTGTTGGAAGTTGCACCTTCAATCTTAAAACCATGTGTAGGAGCTACTGTATTTGTACCAAAACCTACTTCAACAGTGTGAGAATCTTCATCATTCTGTATCATTAGATAAGTACGATTAACATCTTCATCTATTAGCTTAGTCCAGTTACCTCCTGTTAAAATTACATTAATATGTTTTAAGGTTGCATTAGGTGCTTCTCTCATTGCATCTTTTCTCCTACATCAAATGGTAGTTCTTTTAATAAACTAGCCATAGGATTGTCTGACATTATAACATCTAAAGAAGCACCATTATCTTTAAGGAATTTAACAGCTACTGATAGTTCACTAGCCGTTGCTTCTCCACTACGTACACGTAGAAGTAACTGTTGAGTTACCTCCTCGTGTAGTTTATCTATTGTTTTTCTATCTGCTGTCATTATGTTTTCTTTTTGTATTTGTCTGTTTTCTTCTTAGGAAATCCAGCCTTCATGTTTGCATATGACTTAGCTGATATTGTACTTTTTGACTTGGGTCTTGATGTACCCATCTTTTTTCTCTTGTTAATATTTTCGTAAAGACTCATTTTTTCAACCTATATACTAT